AGCCCTCCCACGAACTTGCCCCTTCTCTCTGCCCTGTCCTGCTTTATTGTCTTGTTCTGCTGGCATGAATCGAGATAAATGACTGACTTACCTAGGCCTTTTATTTGGACTTTCACGCTATCAACAGACTCAATCATCCTGTTCTGCCGGATGTTAGAATTAGTCAGCCTCTCCTGGTTCAGGGCTATCAGATTGTCAATCTTATTATGGTTTATATTAGTAACATAAACATCACCTCCGATGTAGATGACAACTACTGCCAGAATAATTGCGAACTCCTTTGATATTTTCATCTGAATAAGTTTTTGAATTTCTGAAATAGCTTCTGATAGCCATTCATGTCTACCAGCTTCTGACTGTCATCATAATATAGCACAGTCTCCAGCATTCCCTTGTGCATGTCAATAGCCATCCGGTAAATTCGATAAATTAAAATGATTGACCATCCGTGATGGTATAGCCATTCTTCTCCTGGATTATAGAAATGCGGCTCTGGGTTAGCCATTTTAGTCAGTATAATAGCTCCGTAGGCAGGAGTGTCATAAATAAATTTAACCAATTCCTCCCTTAATTCGTGAGTCATAATATTAGTAAGTCCAGATGACCTTTGCAGGCTTGGTTGGATCGCAGTCAGCGTGAATGAATGTGTTGCTAACTCCAATTCTAGTAATACCGGATTTCAGCAGGCTGTCAATAATCACAAATCGCTTATCGCCATCTGTGCAATGAATATCAGCCGCCCATCCCTGACAATGGCTACTTGCTTTTACTCCCTTGACTTTAGCATTATGAGCCTCTGTCCGGTAGCCTGAATTAATCTTAAATGGAACTCCTGCAATGGCTCTGGCATTATCCAGCATCTGAATAAACTTAGGCTGCATCTTAGCTCCTGAACCAGGAGCATCAGGCGAATCAAACTCTGTTATTTTAAAATGCTTAAGCGGGAATTGCATGCTGTAAAGTTACTTGATGCGAGTGAATTTTTTAGCTGCACTTTTCACCGACTTTTTGCCAACACAGCCCCAGGCTTTCCGACTTAAATCATTGGCACAAGGTGGGTTCTTGCACTTCTTAATGCCGGAAGACCTTGCACAATAGTTATCACCTTTAGGTGTGCCAGGAGCGATGGAGTAACCTTTAGCCCCGAAGCTGACTGTCTTGCCATCTACTTTGGTCTTAAACTTCTTGTCTGCCATTATCTTCCTTGTCCTTTATATTTCTTGACATTGCCTGCCTTTGGGCCACTTGACTTACTGTGCTTGCCCTCTCTACGCTTACCGAAGCTAATCTTAATTGATGACTCTTTGGATGCCTTTTTCATGCTCAAATATCAATAATTATGTGCTATTATTGTAACCCCTTATGAGTCTTGAAGATAACGATTTCGGAGCGAGAACTCAAGTTTCTCAAAGTGTTGGCAACAGGCAGGCACTTCCTCAAGGATCAGGTCAATCCTGACCGACCCTCTGTTGCTCGTTGGGGCAATACACAAGCACAGGCTGACTTAATGGGTGTACTTGGTGAATATGCTGTGGCCAAGGCTCTCAAGCTGCCATTTGACACAAGCATTAACCTAGAAGGTGATGGAGGCAGCACAGACTTAATGCTAGGTGAATATGACATTCAGGTGAAGTCTACTAAGTATAAGACAGGCAGATTAGTCTTTAACAATCGCAAGGAGATTGGAGCTGATGTGTTCATCTTATGCTGGGTCAGTGAGGAGGCAATGGAGGTAACTATATTAGGCTACATCCGGAAGCAATCCATCGAAGATTGCTTAGTTGAGATGAACCTAGGTCATGGCAAGAGGTTAGTAGTTGAGCAGAAGTTCCTCAAGCCAATCAGCTTGCTGACTGCTTACCTGGAGAAGTTATCTTAGCCCTGCTCTGCCTCTCTCCTTGGCTGATTCATATTGCTCTTTAGCAACTGGCCAGAGCTGATGGCGGCAGTTGTAACCTCCACGATAGCTGAATATAGTAGTGCTGTTAGTGCCAGCCATGCGACCTTGCCAGCCTTTTAAATTAGGCCATTTCTGGACTTCTTCCTTGGTGAAAAATCTCCCTGCCCTAGCCACGCAGAATGGCCTTGAGTCCTGAATTAATGTGCCTTGATAAAGGTAATATTCAACATCAAGGTCTTCAGCTATAGTCTGGATGTATTCGGCATTAAAGGTCATCACTGAATCATTGGTAGTCTGCTTGATGTATCGCTCAAGAAATGCCTTTTCAGTGTCTGTGCCTTCGATGAACTTTCTCAAGGTCTTATTTAGCTCAGACCTTGTGCCTATCCCTGCGATGTTGTCCTTTAGGACTTCCTGAATAGCTGTGCCAAAGTTGTTTCTGATGCCTGCTCCTAGGAGTGCATCCTTGGTAGTGGCTATATTGGTCTCCAGGATTGCCTTGTAAAGCTCGGTCTTAGGCTTAAAGTCATCAATGATGATGCTAATGTAATCATTGGATAGCTTGGCTAATTGGTCAAAGCCGGCAACCACTTCAGCTACTTGTGCCTGGTACAAGCTATTATTAACAATCGTATCTGAGATGTCCTTCTTGAGCTTAATCATCTCCTTTAATGACTTGGCCCTATCACTTGCATCCAGACTCAGATTGCCAGCAAGGTCAATGACTTGATTAGATAGCTTTTCAAAAACTTTAGGAAGCGCATTATCCATGCGCCTCTCAATAGCCATCTGAAGCTCCTGAATCTTCTTTATTAACTCAAGCTGCTTGTCAGTCATACTATTCTATCTCGGCCAACAAGTTATTAATCTTATCGTTCAAGACCTTGAATAGTTTAGCATTGCCAGCCTTATTAGCTCTCTCGGCAGCAAGTGATAGCTGTTGAATTGCAAGTGGTAGCTTGCCAAGATTATCAGCCTCTTCTGCTGGAGTTGATGCTGAATCACTCATATCATCCATAAGTGGCACTAATCCCGACTTAATTTCCATTTGCTTCTCAGCTGCCAGTACATACACATCAGCTCTCTGCTGTTGCACAGGCTTATCATACCATCCGGCATCCTCATCAACCTTTTGCATCACAAATGCCGCAAGATTAGCACTCAGTATGTAATCTAATTGAGTGCAGCCATTTGATGCCAGCAGTACAGTCTTTTCATCTGTGCTTTTAAATGGCAAAGGATCAAGCTGGCTTAATATCTTTAGATATGTCTTCTGAATGCTATTCTCGCCATAGAGCTTCTCCACATAGTCCTTCTCAATGCCTGCTGTGATTAGTGGATTAAACTTGTTGGTCATTGCCTTGGACAACTGCTCAGCTACCATGTCGGCTGTCATCACATCATAGTCAGTAGGCACAGTAATCTGAGGCAGAGCTGCCATCACCTTATCACTGTCCATCAGTGATGAGCTGAAGAGCGAATTGTAACGCTGGTACATGATGTAGTAGCAGACCTTCCTGTAAACTTGAGCCAGATGCACAGTCACGGAGAAGCAGAAGGTATTAAGCTCCTTGCGGTCATACTCTTTAGCAATCCCTGACTGAGCTGCCGGAATCTGCCCTAGTAACTCAAGGCCAATGGCTTTGAATCCTTGAAACTCCTTCTGAAGAATGTCTTCCTGGAATAGTTTTACTGTCTCAGTTGGCCTCTCAATGTAGCCAGCTGGAGGCACAGGCGGCACAAGTGGGTTAGGATTGACAGCACTTACTCTGTCAATGTTGATTTCCATCAGGCCAAAAGGTGATGAACTTGCCCTTCCTGAACCTTGGCAGTCATTACAGCCTATCTTCTCATCCTTACGATTAGTCCTGATGCCAGTGCCATTGCAGGTTTTGCATGGAGACATCTTCAATGCCCACTTTTGAGGCAGGGCATGTGTTGCCCAAAGTATATTAAGGTCATCAGTCCTGAACAAGACCTCATTCCATGCCGGAAGGCAAGGAGCAAGAACTGAGTCATAGACTAGCTGACCATCTTCTTCTTCATAGATTATATTGCCCACCTTACAGGCAGGCAGATAGCTGAATTCATAAGGCAGGATAAAGACCTGAAAAGGCTGGTCATAGGTGTACTGATTGACCTGCCTAAACAGCATCAAGCCCTGAGTAGTGAAGCACAAGAACTGATCCCACTTCTTACGGTTCATGTCCTTGTAATCCTCTGTCTTAGTTATGACATAGTCTTCACCTTCCCAGATTAGGTCTTCACTCTCAATGATATGAGGGTAAGGCTTTGACCAGTCAAGTGTAGTGACTTGAGATGGATTTTTTACAAAATCATCATAATCAGGAACAGTAATTACAACGGCATTACTATCCTTGAGGTAAGTCTTGAGAAAGACATTGAATAGCCACTTCTCCAGGCTTCCTGTCTTTGGCAGCTCATACTCTACATAATTCTTGAGAGTATTGTCCATCAGGCCTATGCGCTCAGCTATGCCTGTCTTTTTAAAGTCTGACTCAAAGGTTATTTTAAAGTCATCAGCTTGCTGAATCTTCTGGAGAAATGTAAAGACTCTCCCGGTGGCAGTTGTTGTAGGAGCTTGCCATCTGCGCCTCCTGTACTCCTTCATCCAAGGCTCTTCGCTTGGATGCTGAGTGACTAAGAGTTTTTCGGGATACTCGTTCTCAAAGTGATATTCCAATTCCTCGGCTTTCTCACGAGCTTCCTCAATGTAGTCGTGCCTGCCTTCCCGAATTTTCTGGTCTAGCAACTTTGATAATAGTATCCCGATTAACTCTTCCATGTAACTCTAATTATTTAATCTGGGCAATCAACAATCAATGTGATGGTCTCCTGACCGAAAACACATCCGTACTCATTGGTCACAGTGACTGTGAAAATGTAAGTCCCAACGAAACTGACAGGATTCCAAGTTATGACACCTGTGGCAGGATCAATCTCAAGACCAATCTCAGTGATGTCATCACTGCCAGCAGCTTGCTCGATTGACCATACTTGCTCAGGCGCACCAGAGATAGCTCCGATGTTCAGAACAGCTGAAAAAGTAACAGTCTGTGGGTCTGTGCAGGCACTTGTAATGGTGTTGCCTACATAAGTGCTACCAGAACCTCCGGTAAAGCTAATGATGTAGTAAAGCCCCTCAAGGAAGCTGTCTGTGTCGAACTCATAAGGCAGTGAATTGACCTTAGAAACCCAGTTCACAGTTACTTCAGCCATCTGGTAGGTGTTCAGGTCGGCAGTAATCACAGGATCACCGATAACTGTCACATAGTAGCCTGATGCATCCCAGATGCGGCCCGGAGTGAAGTAGTAAAAGTCAAAGTTCTGAGAAGTCGCAAGAATGTCATTATAGAATTGGACATTACTCTTTACTACTCCTTGTTGATCCATATACGTTAGAGTATGTGTTTTAGCAAGAGGCTTAGTATTCTGCATACCTCGGCCAGTAGTAGTGGCTGTCTCAGGCTTTGGCTTTTCTCCGGAAGTGTTGAACACTAGATAAGCCTCACCGTGTAGATAGCGGTCATAGAGCGCAGCAATCCAAAGGTCAGCAGTGGATTTCTCCTGAGTTGTTAGGGCATCTGACTTACGCACATAAGCCACAGCCACAATCTTATTCTGAAAATCCGGATCACAGAGGAAGTTCTGGTAACAACCTACATCCGGGCAGGTTAGCGAAAATATTGACATGTTTTTAGCAGTTTAAACAACTTGAGTTCCTGGGCTGGAAGCCCTGAAGTAGTGCCTGAAACTTGACTTGCGCCAAAGTCTCAAATGATGATTGCGTAGTGAAATCTTGGATGGTGGCAACATCTATATCTCCCTTCACAAATATTGGCTTTCCATCCCAAACCAGATAAGCATGACGAGTGGCATCGACCAATGCTAGCTGAGTTTCTAGGTCAAGAAAGTCTGAGTGCAAATCTAATGATAAATCCTGCTTGTTCTGAGGCCTTCGATGAACTCCATTGCTCTGCCTGTATAGGCTCTCCTCAATGATTGGCTTCTCACCGCCTCCATTAATGCCTATTCTTATTTTCTGTTTCCAATTATCAAAGTATTCATAGCCTTGAGCCATCGTGTTGTTATCACTCCAGAACTCAAGCATGGTGCTGAAGCAGTCTGATGGATCAATGTTGATGATGTTGCTTAGTGAGTAAAGTGAGTAGGCATTCACATCAACTACCTCGCAGGAGCAGCTCTGGTATTCAGTGCTAAACAATACAGTTATACTTGAGTCATCCTCGTTGAAAACATTGTTGCTCATTCTGTAATCTATGTTGCAATCAACGGTCACTGTCCAGCTCCATGCCAAGGTGTTTGTTCCTTCATCATAGGTACATGACATGCCAGGGATGGTGTTGCTAAAGTCAATTATGTCTTGCAAGTCAAATCCACCGGGAGGAGGAAAGGTGTCTGGAATTTGAATCTTATTGATCTGTGAGTAATTAACCCCATCAAACAGCGCAAAGCCATAATACTTCAGCGGATAGGTCTCATTTATGTTGTCAATGTAAGTATTAATTCCATCCACTAATTCATAAGTGAATGTAAGCTGGCAAGTAGTTCCTCCGCCTGTCTCCTCTGCATTGTAAAGCCCCATGCGATAGCAGCCTGCCTTAACTGCTGGAATGGTTACACTTGCCTGCATCTGGGTTGGATTACAGCATAGGCCTTGAATGTAAGAACTGTAATATGTTACTTCATCAACTATTGACCTGGTCTGAATTGTTGGGTAGTCAGCTGACTGATAGTTGCAGAAGTTGAGCTGCACTCGCTCCTGACCTTCAATGAACACAAGCTCACCATTGACCTCAATGCCTGCTGGCCAAGTCAGGGCAACAACAGCATCAATAAACACCTGCTTATCATAGACAGTTACCGTGCCTGCTGGCAATGTTGCTGCAACTATGCCAAGCTGAGCAGTGATGTCATCATATGCTCCTGTGCCTGTGAAGTTGCTTGTAGCATTGCTAAACATGAATTGAAGTGGAGCAGGGCCAACAAGTAGAGTGATGAATGAATCCCAGTCATCATAGGCAGGCACTTCCTCATCAATAGTGATGTAGGGCAGGACTAAGCTCATGCAGCAGTTTCTGCTAGCCTCACCTATCTTTTGAACAAGCTCTCCATTCTCCTTGAATAGGCCAACATCAACTGAATTAATTCCGGTCAGGTTTCCATCTACCACATTGAATTGATACTGATCTCCAGGCTTAGCTGGCATTGGATAGAACTCAGGAGACACATAGCAGTCTGAGGTGAAGTCTATGAACTCAAAGTCGAATGTATCATCATTGTAAAGCCATCTGCCAGCTTGTAGAGGCTCATAGGGCAGAGCAGTTACTTCTGAGTAAGCAGTCAGGAAGTTGTACGGAGCATTGCCGTACACATCAGACACAAACCTCTGCCATAGCCACTGCCCATCAAATCTGCCAACCAGAATGAACTTCCTTCTGCTTGCATCAATAAAGTTAATCTGATAGCGATTGTAAGTTGTAAACGCAGGATTGGCTATCGACTTTGTCCATCCATCAGGCATGGTGTACTTGGCATACTCAGTTGGCACTGAATTGATGTCATCCAATGAAGCCTGAATGATGCGCTCCATTACGCTTACTATGTAAGTGTCATCACCATCAAGTGATGGCAGTTCAAATGTCCTCCTATTTTCATAGGGCAGGTTAGGCACAGGTTGCCTATCTGGATTGCCATTGCTATCTAAAAACCAATTATCTCCCCTTGCCAATCCTGAAGTTGCAACATTACTGATTGGATTAAATGAATAAGTAATCGGGAAGATGGCAGAGCCATTGATATTCACAATCTCCAATGCCTCACTTACCTTTATCTCCTCATTAATCAGAGGCTCTGCAAATGAGCCTGAGAATGAACCAGGAGTAAAGGCATTGACAACGCTACTGACAACAATGGTAGTGGAAGGCACAAAGAACCCATTGACAACAAATCCTGCACCTGTTAGGTTGAGAGCCGCCATATCTGGGTTAAAGACATTGATATTGTACTCTGAATTAAATGGTGGATCAGGAATCTTCTGAATGCTAAAGTCAAATCTGCCATAGTAAGGATGCCCTTCATAGACTTTGACCCATTGCTTAATGGCAGAGTAAAGCCCATCAATAGTCTTGCCCGGCCAAATGCTTGGCAAGTCAATGGTCAGTTGCCCAACCATCTCATTGATAAGGTCGGTCATTATCTGGTTATCCGGAAAGAACCCGGCATTCCATGCCTGCTTAAAGCGATAGAATGGATTAGGATTGCCCATTGCTTAGTGTGTCAATTATCATCTGTGCCGATGTCTGAACAATGCCATTGATTGTTGTTTCATTGCCTCCAAAAGACACAATTAAATCATTATCTTGATTGACCAAATTAACAAGACAATAACCACCATCTAATTCAGATGAAACAATATCAAACCATTGACCTCTAAATTCTACCTTATTATTTTGAATTATTAGTTCTACCATTATATTGGATTAACTGATATAACATCGTTTCGATATGATCTATTAGTAGATATTCCTGCGGTCATTATGAAGTATTGTGTTTGAGTCCAGTCAATAGTTGTTATTAAAGTGCCTATCTGAGTTGTATTAGTATAAAGACCGGTCATATACCTTGTTCCATTGCCCGATAATCCTCCAAATAATTGAAATGCTAAATTAGCAGTGTTACTTGCTCCTGTGCCTAAAGTACTTGGCCCTGCTAAAAGTATTGCCCCTGTTAAACTATTTGAGGTATTAATATACATACTATAACTTCCATTAGTTGAGGCTATCGGGCATATAACTCTATAAACAAGCATGAATGCATTATTTGAAGTAAATGTTCCCGCAGGTATTATTAGTGATTCAAGGATAGTTGTTGCGGTTGGGTTGGTTACAACATTTGTCTGTGTTGTATTTTTAAGGAACTGCAATGCTTGCGCCCCTCCATTATTGACCCATGATAAAACTCCTGAACCATTTGTCTGAATTACTGTTCCGGCAGTGCCATCTGAATTAGGCAAGGTGAATGTAGTGTCTGTCGCTACTGTTGCCGGTGCTTTAAGACCGATGTAGTTAGTACCATTAGCCGTAGCCTCTCTTAGCCTTATCTCTCCTTCATTTGATCCATTGTTGAATGATGGAATTGTTGAATCAATCACCACATTACCAGAGGCATCTGGAAGAGTGATTGTCCTGTCGGCAGTAGGAGCAGTTAAGGCAATGTAAGTCTCATGTGTATCTGTCTCCGACCTAAATCCCAAGGCTCTTGTAGCCACTTGCCAGAACATTGTCAGGTAATTATTGATACCTGTTGGGGCAGAGTTGGCACTGTGCATGTGGAAATGCCCAGTAGAATTGCTATCACCAATCTTAGGGCTATGAGCCACAACAAACCCACTTGAATATCTTAATTGGTTGTTGCCATCGAATGCACTACCATTTTTAAACTGATAATCACCATTTGCCCCCCCTGGTGAACCTCCTCCTCCGCCAGAGCCATTACTTGCGGCAGTTATGCGGCCTTGAGCATCAACAGTAATGTTTGTGTTGGTGTAAGCTCCGGGAGTTACGGCAGTGTTGGCAAGGTCAATAGTTCCAGAGCCTGTTATTGTGCCTCCATTGAGAGCAGTTCCTGCTGTTATACTTGTGACAGTACCATTGCCTTTATTGTTAAATGTAGTCCAATCTGCGCTATCTAAGTAGCCATCTTGACTTCCTGTTGCTTGTGGCATGCTCAAATTAGGTGCATTGCCTCCTGATGATGCTAATGGTGCAGATGCAGTTACGGCAGTCACAGTGCCTACCGGAAGACCTCCTCCCGGGAAGTAGCTTATCACTCTCCAATTACCTGATCCCTCAGAGATAAGCATGATGCAATCACCTGCGGCAGTTGTTACATTGGCTGCTCCTGGAATAATCAGGCTTGTGGAATTATAGACAAGTGTAACCGGAATGTCAAAGCACAAGACAAAGCGTGATCCGGCAGGCAATGTGCCAAAGGAGTTGATTGAGATTGAGCCTGTGCCTGTGATGTGGACAAAATTGCCAGAGGCTAAGGCTAGGTCAGTAGTTCCTGAAGTAGCTGTGATGGCATTGCCTCTGTTCTCATAAAAAGCATTCTCAAAGGTTGATTTGTCCTTCTGAGTGACAAATGACTCAATCCCATTGGTTATCCAATCACGCAAGTCCTGCGGAGTGATTAACTGACTGGTATTGTCAGGGAATAAGCCTAATGAATCTGTGCTTAATTGGGTTCTGGTTCTGTTAGCCATTGTCGAAGCCTGTGCTGTAACCGTCTGTGAAAGCTCCACCTGTGCCTGATGTCTGTGCAGACATTAGCAGAGTGAACTTAGTAGTACCACCGGAAGCATCTTCTGGCTGATTCATTGCTTCCGTTATGAAGCCTTGAACATCTAAGCTGCCTGAAGTGAGCCTGACTTTCCGGTATTGCTCTTCTTGGGACAAAGTTAAGAAATCGCAGAGACTTTGCGGGTAGCTGAATTCAATGCCTATTGGCTTGAATAGGTACTCTTTTTCGCCTGCTCGAAGTAGGTCGGCATAGATATTTGAGTTCTCATAAACATCTGAGTCGCTGGCATACTGCTGGCATGGTTCAATGCTGTCAGCTATGGTGCTGATGTAGGCAACCTGATATTCCCCAACCTGAAATCTTAGCATCTTAGAGTTAGTGCCGTAAGTGTGCATGCCCAGCACCTTCCACCACCTGAATGCTACTCTGGCTGGTGTGTGCCAGATATTGTATAGGTTATTAAGTGGTGAGCTGCTGAAGTTAATTAAGCTCGATGGCATGCTGATTTCCCCTGGATCAAAAGTTACTGCTCCGACTTCCTGAGGAAGATTGAAGCAACTGTCCTCGATGTCATCATAAATGACCTCATTTCTGTTTAGCCAAATGATGAATGTCTCATAATCATTAGGCCTGTCTGATGTTGCTCCGCCAAAGGTAATGCCTGAGAGCCTCCTGCTGAACTCAATGGCATAGCCTTCAGCAATAATCTGACTTCTGATGTCGAGCTTGGCACTACTGGCCTCATTCATTGCCCTGTTATCTACGAAGTAGTTGCGGTCAGTGTGAATGGCATACACACCAGAGAGCTGAATGTTCTTCCACTTGTCTGAATATCCTAGCGTGATGTTGTTCTTCAATAGATCAACCTTAGCCATTTGATCTACTTCACCTACATTAAAAAAGCTCTGGCTGATGTCATTTTGGTAAAAGTATTCCCTCGGCTCTACTCTGATTTTCCACTCCGTTCCTGTCCATTCGTATGCCCAGCCAAGGCAAAAGATTTTATCGAGGTCTTCAAAAGTGTTCTTCCAGGTTGTCTTTAATGCGCCTAGGTTATTAGTAGTCTCAGCTCTCCTGATGCGTAGGCCATTGGTTAGCGCATTGTTCCAATAGCAGCCATTACCTGACTCTGAGAAGGCATCAGATAGCAACTTATCATTGCTGCCTGTCATCAAGTAGATGCACCTTCTTAGCCATTGCTCAATGGTCAGGCAGTTGGCAGTTGATGCAAACTCTCCGGCATTGATTTCATTCAGGCTTATCTTATAGCCATCCGCAATGTCAACAGTTACCGCTGCTGTTACTGTTGAGAATGTGTCTTGGACAAAGAACAGAGAAATAGTGTAGCCACTTGGAATGGTAAATGAGCCTGTGAAAGTTTGGCTTATATTATCTATTTGACCCGGCAGAAGGTCAATAGTGTATAGGTTAGCTGTTCCGGCTGGTGTTGATCCATTTAGGGCAATAAAGGCTAATGTAATCTGAACATTGCCTGTTGTGTCATTATTGGTCAGCGTGAAGTCAATGGTAACTTCATAGTTCCAAGTTCTGGTTGTGCTTCCATTGTTCTTTAAAATTGGTGTAGTCTCCCATGTTGCCCTAGTGATAAATATCACATTTGTGTCAGAGGTTGAGCCATAAGTCTCTTTAAAATCACTCTGCTGCCAATAGGTTGGCACAACTGCGAATCTTTGCGCAGTCGGGCCTAGAGGCCCATTGTATGTATAGGTTGAGCTGCTGGCTAAGTTCTTGCCATTGGCTTGCAAGTATAAGTCCTGCCGATGCAGCCTTATCTCCTTCTGAACCAGAGCAGCAACAGCATCACCATTAAGGTCTGTGGTGCTGGTTAGGTCAATCTCTACATCCTGCCTTGACTTGAATTGCTCTCTGAAGTTATCATCAATGATGCCAACGGTTATCTCCCAGC